CTTAGCATTGCCAAGCTTAAAGGTATCAACGTCACCGAAGCCATCGTAACTACCCATACCTTCTATGGTTATAGTACCTTTAGCACCGACTATTCTCTGCTCTCCGTTATGTGTACCATATACAGGTTCACATGACCAAGAGTATGTTACACCACTATCACGTAGTCTTTCTACATAATTAGCGTGTGGTACGTAGTCTCCGAACTTTCCAGCAGGTGCTTTTTTTACAAGTTCCTGTGGAAATGGGGACAACAGTTTATTGTTATTAGTCATAACATTCCTTTCTTTGTTTATTTATTATGCCGTTCCGAAAAAACGGCTAATAAATAAAGTTATTTATTTACTATGTCTGTAAGTCTAGTCACTCCATGTTCTATTGGTATAAATTTAGTACCATTATCGGTATTAACTACAAAATATGGTTGTGAACCATACCCTGCATACTCAATAGAGACTCTCTTAACAGACTCATTTACTGTATTTGACATACTATATGTAGTATACCTATACTTTATCCAGTTTTACAAGGTATTCAGCAGTTACTCCATGTCCTGGTTTACAGAATAACAGCCATTGACATGGTCTACCCATGCTTGCAAGCTGCTCCATAGCATAACTGTTGTAGCTTTCTGTGCTTCCATTAACCCATAAACGTACATCGTTTACATACATTGTTGTAGGTGTATGGAAGTGTCCAGCTATTGCATAATCAAAGTCAGGCATTAGATTTCTTGATGCTAATGCTTTCCAACCTAGTAATTTCTTACCGAAACCATACCAAGGGAATCCGCTATGTCCTCGTACATTATCTCCATGCCATACAAAGAATTTACAGTCTTTACCAAGGTCTGCTATACCAAACCAATGGTCTTCTGTTGTACTGTCTGGTACATGAAAAGAAATTCTTTTATCTTTATCATATATCATTGACATTATCTTTCCTAGCATACGGTCACTGTTGCTGTCTGGGTGATAATCTTTTCTTGCTCTACCACCAAGACTACCGTGATTACCTATAACCCATGTAACTTCTACTTCTTTGAAGTTAGCTAACAACACATCAAAGAACTGTGTCAATATTCTAGGACCATCTATTGTTACCTGACTATAAAGACTTGCGTCTATCAAATGTGATTGTCCTGGGAATATAAGCTCTCCTTCTACAATGTCACCCGCAACTAATACTGCGCATTTGTTAACAGGATGTGCATTTCTTTGAAGATTAGCTAGTTCTACTATCTTATGTGCATATGCAACAACACGTTTTTCTGCTATTGCTGTGTCATAATCTGGTGTTATTTTAGCTAACTGTATATCTGATAATATAGCTACTGCAACTTCTTCATTCTTATTAGCTTTACTTAATGTTGGTTTAGGAACATTAGGTTTAGCCCATGTAGATACATTCATTCGCACAGCATCGTACATAGCTTCAATTAAATCAGCTTTTTTGTTTTTAGCTCTATCTAATTGCTTAAGTAATTTAAGATTATCAGCTTTTAATTCCTGAATTTTCAGTGATTCAGCTTCGGCTATTAGTTTATCAACGTCTTTACTCATTGTTTACTACTTTCATAAAGTGATTACGTATAGCTGATTCTGATATTTTAATACCATATTCTTCTCTTAACAATCTGTGTACAACATATGGTTTTATGTTATGTCCAGAAGTTAATCGTTCTATACATCCTTGCCAGAATGGCATTGCTTCATCTGTTATTCTGTCAGCAACTGAACTTGTCTTACCATGTTCAGCTTCCTTCAGAAGTTTATCTATATCTTTCATACTTGTCATTATATATTCATTTATTTAAAATACAAGGTTTTAATATGTTGGCGTGATAGCAAAACAGAAACACGAGTCGTACCCCCTAGGTACGCGAAGTGTTGAAGTTTAGCTAGAGAGGCCAAGATAATCAGAGTGGTGTTCACTATAGGTCACTGTTGACATGATGAATAAAATACCCTGTTGCAAGTTCTCTTTGCACTCTATTCCACTCTAATTATTGATGTAATGCTTAAGCAAAGGAAAGGAACTCTGCCACACTTGCGTGTTGCATTACTCCTTAACTATACTACATTCAGTTTTAATGCATGTTCCTTTACTTCTTCTATGTTCTTAAGGTTAATAATGTTGTATTTTCTAACTAATTTATTTACATCAGCCATTAGATTAAAGCCATTTGTATCACCATGCGCACCAAACACAGCCATATCTGATACCCATATTCTTCTAGCTGGTTGTTTACCTAACCACTCTAAAGCAGGGCCGTCTACAACATTACCATAACCTGAATGCTCATCTAGATACTTTTCAGTTACACGTTTACCATTCTTTGCAATAATACGTAAATCACCTGTATTACTTTTACCATTGTACATAGCAATAGTAACAGCAGGTAACTGCTGCATAACTTCTAAGATATCTTGACCATTAAATGACATAGAACCTGATGCATCAATAAGTATTGTGCCTCCAAGTGCTGTTACTTTCTGTTTAAATATCTTTTTATCTATACAATATCTGTTTATATACTTAGGATTGTAACCAAAGTCAGCTGGTCTGTATGACCTACCATTCTTAAGTCTACTTTGTAAGTTAACAGTTAATGGTGGTTGATGCGTAAACATTACACCCCATTCACCGTGACCATCAGAACTACTATATAATAATTCAGTAATATCATCTCTAGTACGTTGTTCTAAAGAACCACCACCTAACTCATTAGATTCTTGAGCTTTACCTTCGCCTTCTCCTTCTTGTTGCGAAGATGTAGGTTTTGGTGCTGGTTTATATACTTCATCATGCTCAGGTTTATCTCTGAACATATCAAGTATTTTACTTAGTGGTTCTGCATACTTTTGTACTTTACGATAACTAATAGTTTGACCCCAGCTATGATTAGTAATATTATGCATAAATTTAGTAATAACTCTTTGTGCATACATAATTTGATTTTTACGAAAATCAGTAACATTAGGGTCATTTCGTATCATGTCAAAACATGATGACATAACAATCCATTCATCATTATATTTATATCTATCATACTTACGGTCAGGGTCATTATCTGGTACTCGCCATCTACTAGCTAGACCCATAAGTATTATTTCTGCAATACCTGACTCATAAACTAATTTCATAGTTTTTTGTTGTATTACATCTAAACACTCTGATGGCTCAGATAATGCAAGTTTGTTCTCATGTAAAAGATGGTTAACTCTAACTTCTTCTAGTACATGAACAGCTTCTGCACGTACACCTGGTTTTAGCTTACCCATAGTCTTTGGACTCCACTTGGCATGACCAAGTTCATGTCTACGTATCATACGACTATGATTGATACCACATTCCTCGCACTCTCTATCGAGTGGAACTGTCATCTGTCTGTTGAGATTGTCTGTAGAACCATCAGGACTGTTGTTAACAGTACCTACTACTTCCCATTTCTCACCAGTAACAATTTCTGGATATGGATAAGCTTTACTGTTAGGCACGTGCTAATGTAACAGCGTCTATCAATTCCTCTGCTTTTTCTGCAAAGATTAATTGTGCTGCTATTTCTGGAGTAAAGCCATTATCTTGTAAGTTAAAGAACTCTGTCCATGCACGTACTGAAATACGTTCTTCATCATCCTCTACTAATGTTGTATCATTAATTACACCATGCCACTCATCTGGAAATTTTTCCATTGCTTTAGGGTGTATACTGTCAACATATATTTTTACAGGAAATCTGTCTTTCAAAGCCAATGGTAATGACTCTGGTGGACTGTTAGTTGTAGCTACGACTTGAAAGCCGTCAGCTGGTTTAACTGTCTCCTTTGTATCGTTATTTAATGTCAACATTGCTATTTCTTGGTCGTCAAGAATAGCATGTAGAAACGTCATTGCATCTGGTGATGCATGGTCTATCTCGTTAATTACAAGACGACCACCATTTTTCCATGATTGTATTGCAATACCGTCATGCCACTCAAAAGTACCTGTGGTAGATGGTTTGTAAAAACCTTCTAAGTTTGCACTAGCAGTGTCTTCTGTCATAGTTATTTGATAGATATTATCTATTTCTTTTTCTGCTGATTTACTATACGCTTTAGGCGTATTAGTTTTAACAGCACTGTATGTCTTACCTGTACCAGGTGGGCCATAAAGTAATACTCTACGGCTATTGCCCAATACAGATTCTACTAATTCCCAGCAATCTTTTGCCATGATTAGCTCCTTTCGTATCTGTATTTATTCCTTAGTATCTCTAAGAAAATCTTCTATTTCGTCACTCATGTGATTTGTATGCTTAATAACAGCATTTTCTGTAAGTGTATTAAGCTCATCTTCGTCATCAATTAAGCTAGCTTGTATAGCTGTTGGCTCTAACAATATCCAGTCTGAAAACAAACCTTTATCATCAAGAAATTCAGCAAATTTAAGCACTGTTTCTTTATCAAATTCGTCTTCATCAGGTAGAATACCTGGGTATCTAGTCATTGTTTCTGCTTTAACAACAGTGTCAATTTTGATAGCTCTAGCAATAGCTTGTTCTAATGAACTTGCTTCTACTTCGTATCGATTAGCTATACCATTTTCTATATCTAGTTCTTTATCATCATCTATTTTTTCAAACACTTGTTGTCTGAAATATGATATTTGTACTTGATACTTTTTTAATGGTTTGTTTTGAACCTTAATTAAGTGTCCATGCATAATATTCCTTTCGTTGCTCTGCGACAGAGAGTAACGGAAGGAATGCATATAACATTCCTCCCATACTCAATGCTATCTTACACAGGGCATTATGTATTTTATAGATAGCTCGTAACACACAATTGGTAGGAATTCAACCTACAAAGCGACCATACTTTCGTATTCGCTATACGCATTTACTTTTATGTGTTACAAGCTACGTACGTGTAACAACCTAGACGCTGGCTATAAAGGGGAACTAAATAGCCAGCTTGGACACATGGTCTAGGTTTTATAAAGTTGTCTGATTCGGGCAGGAATGACAACTTTAATATTGCATTTTGCACAACAAACACCAATAGATACAGGTTCTGCATTATTGGTATATTCATTGTGTATGACTTCGTCACATAACCAACATGTAAATGAATCAGGCATAATCATCTGGTCCAATTACATCTAACATAGACTTACAATATATGCTTGGTCTATGTACGGTGAACTCTATGTCACCGTCATTAGGTATAAGACGAACCATTGCATCTATTTGTGCAACAGCGTCATCTACGTCAGTATCATATCCAAAATGAAAATCAACAGTTAAGATATTATCTTTTTGTCTATAGTCTTGATTTTCAAATACATATACGTCATTTTCTTTCATAATGTATCTGTATCGTATACGTTACTGATAACTGAATCTAAATCCATAAGCTTAGTTACAATAGCTTTATCAAGCTCGCTCATGTTTTGCATGGTGTTTTTAATACCTTCAAGTATCAAAACTATTTCAGTTAATTTTATATCAAGTTCATCTAATTTACTTGTCATTATTACCTTTCTTATCAACAGCTTTGCTTATTTGATAACTTACTGCTTCGTGAAGCATTGCACAATGATTGCCTATTTGTGTTTTAGCTCTATCATCATTACTCCAAGCTTGTAAGTCATTAAGTGTCCACTGAATAACTTGTCTTAACTCATCTACATCAAGTGTATTGAGTTTATTATCTAATGTAATATTCATAGTTTCCTTTCACTTTATATATATTACGTTCGCCCGAAAACGAACGTAATATATAAATATTTAACTATTCTACAACGTTACCGTCATAATCATCATCTAAATCATCTTTAAATGAATCTGTGTCAACAGTACTAGCCATAGCTAGTTGTTTTTCTACATTCTCTTTACCTTTAAGAGATGTAGGACTTGCGTCATGCAATTCCCACAGTCTTGATTGTGCGTCAGCAATGATACGCAGTTGCTCTGCAACTTCAGTATCAGTTTTATCAAGGTGTAAAAAGTAAGGTCTACTTTTACCTTGAGTTGCTGAATAGCCATGAGTGACAGCCATTTGACTCCACTCAGTCAGTTGTGCGCCTGTTTGCGCACAGATTACCTCGTAAGGTACGTTACTTGCCATAATATATATCCTTTCTATTATGTATCATCTATGTCTTTCATAGATAAATTTTTCTTTCACACCACGCTCTGAAAGAAAATATTTAGCTAAAGACATAGTTATACAAGAAGGATAGTAAGGCCTAAGCCTCACTACCTTCAAATAATGATAATTGCTTGATATTATCAACTTGTTTAATTAATTTAGGCAATTTATTTAATTGACGTGCAATATAAGTCTTAGACTCTTTATGTAGTGCAATTAAGTTCGGCTTGCCTCCAGCTGTCGGTTGTGCAACACAGTCGCCGTGTAGGTACGACTTCCATGTTATCCAGCCCTTCTGTGGTCCGAAGTAGCTTTTTATAGGATGTCTTTCGTCTGGAAATACTTCTTTATGACATATGCCACAATCGATAGTATCTATCCATTTAGTATATTCTTTATTCATAACTTTCTTGTCCTTTCGTATGAATTTTGTTGTCTTACAGACCTGACAAGACACAAAATCCTTAAATACGGAAGGACTTAGAAAGTTGAATGAATAGAATATCTATGGATGATACTAGATTGGCATTGACATAAAAGTATTACAGACCAAGACGCACTCGAAAGCCTCGGCGACAAAGGTCTGTAACATTAAGTTATCCTCACTGTACTGTAAGCACAATACAGTAGAGGCAAGTAACTTAATGAACAGCTGGAATGTAACTCATTGTACGGATAACACTGTAGTTATATATAGTATCCATATGTATGCATAGTCATATCAATACACTACATATGGTATTAAATCAATACGGGATACTATATATAGTAGGTCACTTTACCGTAAGGTAAAGACATTCAGTACAGTATACAATATATTGTAGGTCTATCTATATATACTTCAGTACTGAATGTTGTTTGACCTACCAGTGTTAACCTTGATGTTCTACAGGTATACAGTAAGGCTAGAAATATATGCTGGTAATTCTGTAATACAGTAGGTGGCTACAGTCTTTTTAGGCACTAGCGGGCATTAGTAATTGTGTGCCTAATCAAACGTTTTCTAATGTCCTTGGGTACTGCCTTTGTCTTTCTAGTGTACTGTCTTGCCAGTCAGCAGCTTTCTACATCCCGATTGCACCTTCACCTGTAACAAATTACTTGTGTTTGATGTTTGTAATTGACAGTATGTTACCATATAATTAGCACTACGCAAACATCTACAGAAAGTTAGTTAAATGGGTCAAAATGTTGTATGTATAGCTCAAGGCTGTAGGAAGCGATTAAGTGGGAAACAAAGAAAATTTTGTTCACCTACCTGTCAAAAGAGACAGTTCGCAGCCGACAAGCGACATAATGACAAGGTTGAGAAACCAATTAACCGTGAACTAAAATCTGATGATGGCGACTACGCTAGTGTTAGACGAGGTACGTATTACCGAGCTTTCGTAAGTGAAGGATACGCCGAGTTACTAGCTAATGGAGACATTAGTGTAGCTGAGGTATCTTTACTCCTTGAGACTAGCTCGGCTACCGTCTCTCGAATGGCAGCTGCCTACAAAATTGACACCAGGAACTCCATCGCTGCTGACGGATGGGAAATATCAGAGGATGCACAAAAGAGTTTAGAGAATTTTTCTAGCTTCCGCGAAAAATATTTTCGTACGGAACTAGGTAAGAAGTATGAAACAGCCCCCTTCCATACTAATTGGATAAATAACATTATAGATTCTATTAATAACGGTAAAGAATTATTAATATTAAGCCCCCCAAGACATGGAAAGACAGAACTGTTAATACATTTTGCTGTGTATCAGATATGCAAGAATCCAAACTTACGTATCATGTGGGTAGGTGGAAACGAAGATATAGCTAAAAATGCTCTTAGCGCAGTCCTAGACGTGCTTGACACGAACGAAGAACTCAGAGAGGCATACTGTCCCCCAGGTACATCTTTTAAACCAGATAACCGTTCTGGTAAGAACTGGTCACAGAATCAATTTACTGTAGGTACAAGAACTGTAGCTGGTATTAAATCACCAACTATGGTTGCTGTAGGTAAAGGTGGAAAGATATTATCTCGTGACTGTGACTTGATTATTGCTGATGACATTGAAGACCACCAAACTACTATGCAGGCAGGTGCAAGAGAATCTACAAGACAATGGTGGACAACAACATTATCTTCACGTAAAGAGGAACACACAGCTGTTGTCGTAATTGGTTCAAGACAACACCCTGATGATTTATATAACCATCTTTTAGAGTCAGATAACTTTACTTCTATAGTTGAATCTGCACACAAACTAGAATGTGAACTACCAGAACATACAAGTGAAGTACATACTGATTGTATGCTATGGTCTTCTAAACGTTCACACAAATGGTTAATGTCTAGATTACATTCTGCTGAATCAACAGGTGGTAGGCAAATATTCGAGATGGTGTACTATAACCAAACATACATAGAAGGTACACAAATCTTTACTATGAATATGGTTGACCAATGCATGCGACCTGATTTAGTTATGGGACAACATTATAGAAATTTACATTTAGTAGCTGGACTTGACCCTGCATCATCAGGATTCCAGGCATCAGTACTTTGGGGTATAGATGCATATAGAGGCGAATTGTTTTTAGTAGATTTAGAAAATAGGCAAGGGGGCGGAGTAAGGGCTGCACTTGACCAAATGTCAGATTGGTTACACAAGTATGATTGTCGTCAATGGATAGTAGAAGAAAACGGTTTTCAAACTGCTATACGTCAAGATGATAAAATAAAAGAATTTACACTACGTAGTGGTATTCAGTTACAAGGACACCTAACAGGTAAAAACAAACATGACCCACTATATGGTGTAGGTGCAATGGCTGATTTGTTTGAAAATAGAAAAATACATTTACCTACAGGTGATTCAGAAAGTAGTGCTAAAATACAAAAATACAGACAACAGTTGTTATACTTTGATGGTAAACCTGTTTCAAAGCGAAACAAGGAAAAAACTGATATAGTTATGGCTAGTTGGTTTCCGATGAAGGTATTTAGACGTATGCAAAAAGAACGTCTAGCTGACGTTGGAACAGACTACGAACCAAGTTATGGAGATTTTAAATTAACTAATATGAATGATGCACCATGGGGATAGAAAACTTAGACCTTAAAACATACAATGAAATTATTGAAAGCGCCTCTGAGTTAGTCGGTGGACAAGCAGTACAAGAAAGACAAGTAAGTAAATCTCGTATTAAAGCTATTTTAAATGGTGGTAGTGAAGGCATGAAATCTTTACTTGGTGATTCAATGAGTGCAGAAGATGCTGATTTATTACCTGCACCAAACTTATTACAATCAGGTATTGATAGATTAGCTCAAAAAATATCTGGTGTACCACAAGTACGTGTAGATATTCTTAATGGTAACGAATCAGAGAGAGCTAAATTTCAAGCAGAAAAACTAGAACGAATAGTAACGTCTTATGATGCAACACAAAATCTAACAGGACAGTTAGCACAAGCATCTAGATGGTTACCAGGTTATGGTTATTGTGCTTGGGTTATATCAACTAAAGTAGATAGCAATGGATTTGTATATCCTAGTGCTGAACTACGTGACCCCTATGATACATTTCCAGGAAACTTTGGACCTGACCAACAACCTAGAGAACTAGCAGTTCTTAGACGAGTGCCTAGATATAAACTTGCACAAATCTATCCAGAGTTTAAAGATGAAATTATGAGAAAAGATGATGATGAAACAGGAGAAGATTATACACCTGTTCCTACAGAATTTATGAGTTATGATACAAACAATGCACAAGATTGGGAAGATAACACACGAGCTGGATTAAGAATAATAGAATACTATGACCAAGGTGGTACATACATAGTATTTCCTGAACGTAAATTAATTTTAGATTTTATACCAAACGTTCTTTCTACTCCACCGTTTGTGTTTATGAAACGTATTTCTTTCGACCAACTCAAAGGACAATATGACCATGTCATAGGTTTAATGGGTATGATGGCAAAAATAAACATTATGTCTGCTATCGCTATGGAAGACGCAGTATTTACAGAAACAAACATTTCTGGTGAACTAGAATCTGGACAATATAGAAAAGGTAGATTTGCCGTTAACTATTTGTCACCAGGTACACAGGTCAGCAAACCACAAAATAACATGCCATATCAATTGTTCCAACAAGTGGATAGATTAGAAAGACAATTGAGGCTTGTTGGTGGTTATCCTGTTACTGATGATGCACAGTCACCTAATTCGTTTGTAACAGGAGCTGGTTTACAAGAACTTAATGGCGCTATGTCATTAATGATAAACGAGTACAGAGAAATTATTAAAAACGCAATTGTTGAGATGGATGCTAAAAGATTAGAAATGGACGTAGTCTTAGCATACACAACAAATGTGACAAAAAAACCTATGGTAGGTTATATTAATGGTTCTTCTTTTTCAGAAAACTATCAACCATTAAAAGACATAGGTGGAGATTTAAGAACTAGACGTATTTATGGAGTAATGGCAGGATTCGATGAGCCACAAAAAATTGTAACTGGTTTGCAATTGTTACAAGCTGGTGTTATAGATACAGAAACATTACAAGATAACATAGATGGTTTAGAAAATATACAAAAAGTACAAGAACGTATTAGAAAAAATAAAGCAGAAGGTGTTTTGTTTGATTCAATATTATCTAGGTCAGCACAAGGTGACCCATCTGCAACAATGGCAGCTATAGCAATCTACGAGCAACCGAATGCTATAACTGATATTATGAAACAATTTTACACTCCTGAAGAACCTGGTATGACACCAGAACAGGAAGCAATGATTCAACAACAAATGTTGGGTGGACAGGGCTTGCCACCACAAGCCCCACCATCCATATCAGAAGCATTTGGTTTGTAATGGAAGAATACGTAGAAAACGAATTTTGGGATATGGTGTACAACGAATACGGTGTACAAGATGAATTTGATGTATTATCTGAAGATGTACAAAACATAATATATCCAGCAGAAGGTATTATTATTTTTATAACTAAGGATTTTTATGGCAAAAAGTAGACGTGGAGGATATAGACAACCTACTGCTAATACTTCTAATGCTGTTTCTGGTCCTGGTGCATTAAGCCAAAGAACAGACGGCAATGCTTCTGCACCTGCAGCTGCATCTGGTGGAGACTACGGTCAAAGAAAAGCTATTGAAGAACAAGTATCTGCTGGTGGTGGATTACCTAAAACACAATCTATTGCACCTCCTAATGTTTTTGCACCTACAGAAAATCCAAATGAACCTATAACAGCTGGTGTACCTATAGGAGCTGGAGAAACACCAACTATAATTTCTGATAATACTGATATAATTTTACAAGCATTGTATCAAACTAACCCTTCACCAATAATCTTGGAGTTAATAAACAACAGGAACGTGTAATGGGTAGTTATTACATAGAAGATTATTTTAAAGAAAATGAATTTAATCGTGCAAACAAACTTGCACAAAATCAAATAAAAAATTACAAAGTTGCTTTTGAAGGTCAAAGTGAAGTATTTAATAATATACAAAAAATAAGTGACCAGTACAGTGCTTTACCGACTGACGTTGTAGTTGCACTAGCAATAAATGGAGTTAATCCTGATTATTCATCACTAGGCGATATTGAAGATGAAGTTGTAAATTTAAAAGTTAAAAAAGAAGCTGACTTATGGACTGAACTTTATGAAAAATATCAACCTGAAGATATGGAAAAAAACATGAAAATGACTGTTGGTGATTTATTAACAGGAGGTTTTGCTCCAGGTGGTACTAAACCAGGTGATGTTCAGTACGGTGTATGGGCATTTGCAGGATTAGATGCTTTATTTCAAACATTTGGACCTTCAGGTAAATGGTCTCTTTTAGCTTCTGGTGCTAATGCTTTAGTTCCTGGACAAGTTATGCAAGTAGGTAGGTCACAAGCATATTTACGTGATATACGTTATTACGACAAATTGTTGCAAGATGGTTATACACCTACAGAAGCACAAGGAATGTTACAAACTGATGTTAGTTGGACTGAAATAGAAGATATTGGTAAGGATACAAATATTGTTGGTGATATTAAAAAACATATAGATATGATACAAGAAGCTCATAAACTAGGTGGAGAACCTTTATTAGCTAATATGATGAGACAAGTTTTAAATGGTAAACCAGTAAACTTTGATAGAGGTACAAAAGCTACACTTGAATCAATAGATGCAACAAAAACACCTATGTTTCATGATTTAACTACACAATACGGTTATTCAGAAGAAGAAGCTAAAAAGTTTATTTACAGTAATATTGGTGAGCCTATTAAACAATTTGATGAAGATGGTGAAATACATTATACATCCGCAGAAAATCCTAACAAAATTAATTTTTATGCTGGTAGAAGTAAACAAAGATACATGTGGTCAGGACAAACTGCACAAGATTTTTACAAACCTCAATGGTCAGATAAAAATATTCTCATGGAATACTCACCAGGGAGAGTTATATCTTCAGAAATTGTACAACCTGGCTCTACAGCTTTTAATACTTTGTCAGGTACATTAGATGCTACTTATCAAATAGTTCCTGAAATACTTGCTGGTAAAGGATTAAAAGGTATACGTAATGTTAAAAAAGGTTTTAGAGGTATAAACAAAGCTATGGAAGCTACTGAACTTGGTTTAGTAAAACAAACTGGTAAAACAATTAAAATATCTCCTAATGCAATAGCAGACGATATTATTGAAACTGTAGCAGATGAAGTTGATGCTGTTACTGGTAAAGGTAACTTTGATAAATTTGTTAATTTTAACAGTAATACATTAACAAAATATTCTGACGATGTTGTGGCTAATCGTAAACAAGTACGAGCTGCTGCTAAGAAATTAAAAAAAGAATACACAGTATTTGGTAGAGTACCTAGATTTTTTCAAACAACAAAAGATGAGGTACTTAATCAACCATTAATGGATAACTTTTTTAATGCTTTAGCAAAAACTGACCAAACAGTTGAACATGCAGTAGCTACAAATCCTATATTAAAAGAACTACATCCTGAAGTAATATCAGAAATATTAGAAGAATCTAATCCTTCTGTAATTAAAAAAATGTTTGGTGATATGGTAGACCAAGGATATGTAGTTAAAGCTACACCAGAAACAGGATTAACACAGGATTATATACAAACATTAGATACAATATCTGATGGGTTATTACCTGTTAAAGGTTCTTTTACTTTAAATAAAATATCTCAGAATCTTGCACAAACAGGTACACGATTACAAACAAAAAGCAATCCTGCAAAAAGAGCATTAGGTAGAGTTGCTTCTACTGTTGGTAATGAAAACGCAGCATACAGAAACTTAGGTTCTTTTGTTGGAGAACAAGGTAGAAAAGTAAGAGATTTATTTCCTGGCAGAAAACTTACACAATTAAAACCAGTAAATAAAAATGAAACAATTTTAGATACTACACAAGCTGCTGGCGAAATGATTAAAAAACAAAAAATTGTTGATGAGCTTGACCCTACATATGGAAAATTAGAGTTTGAAAAATATATGGGATTTAGTTCATCATATAATTCGTCATTTAATCCTTATTATAGAAAACTACTAGGAGTAGTACCTTATTTAGGTATTCCATTAAACAACTTTGCAACAGGTTATAAACAATTAGCTAGTCATTTACAAGTGACAGGTTACACAATAGAAGAAGCATCACAACAATTGCGTAAATTTAGAAATTTAGATTTTAATGATAAACCAAAAATTAGAAAATTTGCATATGACCAAATGCAAGCAGATGTTGCATTAATTAAAAAACGTGGTGGTAATGATGAAATAGTTGCACAAATTGTAGAAGAACAATTTAATGGTATTCAAAAATCTAAAATATATGCTACTGGTAGAGATGGTGAAACATTACCCAATCCTGGTTCTAGAAATGAAGTTATTAGATTAACTGACCCTAAAGATGGTAAACCTAAAAATGTAGAACATGTTACTGCACACTTGTTTTCTGAAATGTCAGATAATGTTGTACCTCTTTTAGATTACAGAATAGTCAATAGAGCTATGGGTAAAGTATTTAGAGCGCAACCTGGTGGAGAAGCAATTACTGGTGTAAGAGGGTTTGCATACGATTCTAAAGAATTTGTAAAATTTGCATCTCCATTTAGTGATAGAACAACTAATCCATTTAAAGGTGGATTAATTAATACTAAAAAATTAAATGATGATGCTGCAACAATGTTAGCAGAATACTATACACGTAATGTTTTTAAACCTTTAGTACTATTAAGAGCTGCTTTTTTTACTCGTGTGTTTATTGAAGAACAAGCACGTATAGCTGTATCTGGAATGGATGGCTTTTTTAATCATCCTTTTAGATACATACAATGGTTATCTAGTGGTGTAGAGGATTCTAAATGGGCTAAGTTACCAGGAATAACTGCAGCAAATGCAGATGGTGTAGAGCTTTTAGCTTCATCACAAGCTAGAGAAGCAGCACAAAAAACATTTTTAAGTTCAGATTTTCTTTCAACAGCTAAATACAACAGAGATGTTAAAGGTTTAGAGTATATTACTAAATCTAAAGTTGATAGTTCTAATGTAAAAGATTATACATTAGGTGCTTTTAACGAGTTAATTCAATTAAGAGATGATGAAATATCTAGACAAGTAGCTAGATATAGATATGGTAGTAAAGAATTAAATGATTGGTTATATAGTGAAGCAGGATTTGCTGCTAGAAAAAAACTATACGATTGGGGCGGTAATGATTTAAAACCTATGCTTGCTGATAAAGATTTTATAGACCAATACGTACAATCTATTGAAGCACGTATACGTGTTAAAACTGGTGGTATTGTAAAAAAAGGTGTTGATTATCGTAAAGTAAACAATACAAGAAAGTATAGATACAGTTTAACTTCAGGTGATGTTGGTGATGATAAGTTACGTTATGCAATAGCAGAAGGTAAATTGTTTGATTCTAGTTTTGATTTAAAAAATGCTGCTACAGCTACAAGAAAAGACTATTTAGACTTTAGCGAAAATCCTGAAAAAACAATAAAATATTTTAAGAAACAAAAAGTATTAGACAGGTTAGAACTATTTTTTACAGATGAAGGATTAAATCTTGACATAGGTGATGTTAAGTTATCACAAAAAATAGATGATGGTAGTAAACCAGGTGTACAAGATTTACTAGATGGTTTAGATAATGCTACCAATGCTGTATTCGAAAATTTAATGACTAAACCTATTGGTTATTTAAATAGGTCAATTGTTTTTAAACAAAACAGATGGCTTTACGTTGGTAATAAATTTCAATATATGAGTGATGGATTACGTAATAAATATATAAAAGAAGCAATAGATTCTGCTGTACCTAAATCTGTTGTAGATGAATTAAAAGGTTTAAAAAAACTATATCCTTCTGGTGCTATAGATGATTATTATACAATGAATAATCAATCTAAAGCTTTTGGATTATCTATGACTAAACAATTATTATATGATACAACACAAAAGCATGCATTAGCAGATAAATTTACAAACATATTTCCATTTGCTGAAGTTTGGTTTGAAGTATTTCAAACATGGGGTAAGTTATTAGCAGAAAATCCTACAGTTTTACGTAAAGCACAAGTTACTACTAGGGGATTTGGTGGCGCTGATGCTTTAGGTGCTAGTTCAGATAATGGATTCTTCACACCTGCACCAGGTAACAGTGATGAAGAAATGTTTGTTTATCCTTGGGGTGGTTTTATGACCGATGTTATTTTTGGAAAAGATACCGAAGGCGTGGGTATTTCTCCTAAAGGTTATGTAGCAGGTATAAACTTATTAGGACAAGGTTTTGTTCCTGGACCTAACCCAATGGTTTCTTTTGCAATTAATAAAGTATTACCAGAAACAGCTTGGGCTGATGAAGTTAGAGAAAGAATGTTTGGTGTATTTACACCTCCAGAAAAACTTACTGACGCTTTAAGACCTGATAAATTAATATCTGCATCATATAAAAAGTTTATTGCATGGATGAAAGACCCTGAATCTTTTGAAGTTATTAATGATAGTTCTAGTGAAACAGAAAAAATGCGTGCTAATGAAACTATAGATATATTTAGATATGGTATGGCTGCAGGTATACACAATCAATTGTATGATGACGGAAAATTAAATAAACATCTTGATAAATTAAATCCTGATGGTTGGTCAGAAGATACTATAAGCAAAAAACAAATTAGTGAAGCATACTTAGAATATTCAAAATATGCATCAGGCGATTTGTTTATGTTTCAATTTATTTTGCAATTCTTTGGGCCTACTGGAATGAAACCAGAATACGTAATTGATGATAAAAATGGTAATCAATGGGGTAATGCTGTTCTTTATGAAGAATATGTACGTATACGTAATAAAAATAACAATGACTATTTAGCAACACATAATGAGTTTTTAGAGTTATATGGTTTTGAACATCCGTGGGTAACAAGTCCAAGGTCACAAACAACAGGTCCTAAAGAACCTTATACTGCTGCAGCTGCTAGATGGAAACAAGAAAATAAAGAAATATACGATATGTTACCTAAAGGCACTGCTAATTATTTAAATCTTGATAATCCATATGATGAAAGAAGTTTTACTGAACTTAATGTAAATAGACAACAAATGTCTCCTGATTTATATAGACGTAATGTAAATGACACAATAGGTTTTTTACGTTATAAAACATACAGCGAAAAAGTAGAAAGATTAGATGCGTCTAATGAACAAAAAATCTTACTAAAACGTTTTTATAGAAATGCACTTATTGACGAACTACCTGGTTTTCAAACAGATGAAGAAGGCGTAGTAGCACAAACATCATCTATAACTAAATATATAGAAATGAAAGACAAATGGGTTACTAAAACAGATACAGGGTATATACCAACAGAAAGTTTAAGTAATCAAGATGCTGCTAAAGGCTTTGCTGAAATGTTACCTTTTTGGGAAGAAATGGAAAATATATCTAAAGATTTTAGTCCTTCAAGAAATCCTGATTGGTGGTTAAGTTCTGAAGATGTTAAAGCTAGAACTATGCGTATATGGATGTATAATAAAGCACAACAGATTATAGCAGAATATCCTGAGTTTTGGGGTGTGTGGACTGGAGTTATGTTAAAGTTATATAGAGACGACCAAGAATATTTAGATTACTTACCAGAAAGTTAATATGGTTGAATATATAAAAGAAAAAGGAACTCTTACCGAATTTGAAGATGCGTTAAAAGAATACGCGTCATTATTAGGTATAGAAGGAGAAAGTTTTAATGTTGCTAGTGTTTTAGCATCATTATCAGACAATGTTTATTTTGAAGATGAAAATACATTAAATGCAATTAAAGATGCATATAACACTAAAAATATAGATACATTTAAAGTCTTATTAAAAAGTGCTATTGATATTAAAAATGCACAGTTAACAGGACAAGGTGCAGGTAATAACTTAGTACAAGCAGCACAGACTATATCAGATGTAACTGGACAAATGTTTACTGTAGAACAGTTAAAAGATATAGCAAACGCACAATCAGATTCAGATTCACCTTTAAGATTTACAGAATCTGGTGAAGAAGTTAGACAAGAATCTTTTTTTGAAAACGTTGCATGGGATGAAATTATAAACTTGTACGCTACACCTAATGAAATAACAGCTTTTCAGAAATACTTATACGATTCAGGAATTGTTGAACAAGGTTATTTTGCTGGCACAGAAGGTCAACAAAGTGAAAAGTTACAAAATAAAATAACTGAAGTTATGAATTACATAGATAATAATATTGTTACTAATGCAGAAGTAAGAGATGCAATAAGAAAAGAAAAACCTGTTTATTTTACATCTGTACAACAAAGAGAACAAGATGCTAGTTTTGAACGTAATTTATTTAATTACGGTTTAAAAGAATTTATTAGAACTGGACAAGCTGAAGAAGACTTTCAACGTGGTTTACAAGAAAAAGAAATAGCACAAAGGTATATACCTCCTAGTGAAAACGAATTAGAAGATTATACCGAAGCATATTTTTATGCAAAAATTGGTAGAAAACCTACATCAGAAGAATTAGATGTATGGGCTACAAATTTAGCTAGTAGTTATTCTACAGAATATGCACAATCAATAGCAGCAAGTAGAGCATTTGATGATGCAAAATTTGTACAAGATAAAATGTCTAGTACTGATACTATAAGTACAGCTACAGGGCCTGATTTATCAAAATTTTCTACACAAACACAACAAGAAATATTTGAAGAAGACTTTGAATCACAAATGCAAAAAGAAATAGATGTATTTGAAGCAGGTCAACGTAAAAAAGATTATCAAAATCAATTACTTAGTGTTATGTTTGGAGGTTCTTAATGGAAGAAAAAGAAGTTGTTAAAGAAGAAGTTGAACAAGTTGAAGATACTGAAAAAATTATGTATCAAAATTTGTTACAAAAATCATATGCAGGCATTAAATTTATGTTAGGAAGTTATTAATGTCATATGAAGTAAAAGGCCCTGATGGTTCAGGAATTATATACATAGAAGATACTAAAGAATACAAAATTATTGTAGATAAAGGTGATGCAATTTATGTATTTGATACACCAGATAATGCTAAGTTATCTGATTTATCTTCTTATCAAACTTTTACAGGAGACAACAATCGTGTAACACAATCAGAAAAAGATGCACGTAAAGACATGCAAAGTCAAGGTATTCTTATAACTACAACTAACGAAGCATTTCTTAGTGGTTTTTACAAAGATGATAAATTAGTAAGTGTTCCTAGAAATATAAGCAACATAGAATCTTTTATAGATGCTGATGCTGTAGATGTATTAGTTGGATTTGACGAAGCAGTAGCTAGTTTAAAAAGTGATGCACCTTGGTGGAACAACGCAAATTATGTAGATACTTTAAATAAATATGTTTTATTAGCTGATGGTAATGTATCACTTGGTTATCAAAACTTTAAAAATAGTGATGAGTACGGACAACTTATATCTGGTATGGGATATACAAAATCAATGATTAATTCTTATGATACTAAACGTACTGACCCTATACAATATGAACGTAATTATTTAAATTATTTAGATGTAGTTAATGCAACATTATTAAAAAATGGTGCTGAAATACCTGAAGAAGCTGCACAATACATGGCTAGACAATGGGCTAATGGTGTATGGACACAAACAAAAGTAGTAAATCAAATTAATGCAGCTACTGATGATTACTCACCTTACAATATAGATACAGGATTACTTGGTGTATTAGAAGGTAAATTAGTTACTAAAATTACAACAGGTGAAGATTTAGCACAACAGTTAATGGATAAATATTTACCATCTAGTCAACACGGTACAATAAACATACAAGAAGAAGGTGGTAAATTACGTAACATTGGTAACTATCAAGCACAGTTTATTTCTGATTTGAAAGCTAAAAGATTTGCTACGTATCAAATGTATGATGAAAACATTCCTTGGGAAAATATATTAATTGCAAAAAAACAAGCAATTAAAAATATATGGGGTGTAGATATATCTGTAAATGATGATGTATTAGATACAATTATAAGAATGAATGATACAGCAAAAGAAAATGGTTATCTTAGACAAGAAGGTCTTAATAGAAATATACCTAAAGTTGTATCAGAACTTAATACAGCTATGATGTCACAGTTAGGTACTGGTATTATAGAATCTCAACAATACGTGGAAGGTAGATAATGGTTAGAGTATATCGTAGTGACTTAGGTTTTGGACAAGGTACAGACGGTCAAAACTATTATGAAGTATCACCTGAACGTGCTTTAGAACTAGAAGCTGCAGGTTATTCAACTAATCCTAATGATGCAGATGCAGGAAGGTCAGCCCCTGGAGGTTCAATATACACAGGTACAGACACAGCAGATGCTTATGCTGAATCAAGTGGTGGTACAAGTACAAGTGGTTATCAAAAAGGTTTAGAAAAAGCTAATGCTTTGTATTCATTTTTACCACCAGCATTACTAGATACATTTGCACAAAGCTGGGCAAAGTATGGAGATGCGAATATAGCTATGGGTGCAGTACGTAAATCTTCTGTTTGGAAACAAGAGTTTGGTTATTTACAAAGAGCAGATGGTACATTAATTATGAGTGAAATAGATGCATTAGCAACTAAAGCTACATATAAAAGCACATTAGCTGAAGTAGGTATTACAGATTTTAAAGAATTTGAAAAACAATTTGAACAATTAATATCAACAGAAGTATCTGGATTAGAGTTCCAACAACGAATTGATACAGTTTATTCAGGTGTAGTTAATCAAATACCTGAAGTAGAAAAACTATTTAGAGATAAATACGGTATTACATTAGACCAACCTACAATATTTGGTGCATTAATTAATCCTGATATACAAGACAAAGTACTTACAGGAGATATACAAACTTTACAGTTACAAGCAGAAGCATCGTCTAGAGGTTTTAGTACTACGTTTAGTAGGTTTGATGAATTAAGAAAACTTGGTTTAACACAACAAAGTGCATCTTCTTTATATGAATCAGCTGGAGATATAATGCAATCAGCTAAAGGTGTTGGTAGAACATTAGATATAGAAACACTAGAACAAGCTGCTATTGGAGATATAGAATCTAAACAACAAATAGAAAAATCTGCTAGAGAAGCTATGTCTGAAAGTTCTTTTATAACTGGTTCTAGAAAAAAAGGTGACAGAATTACTGGACTTACAACAAGTTAGTGTATAATAAGTTTATGCGTTGCGTGGTCCGCTAATAGACCTGCAAATCGGCTTTCAGGCCTACGTTGAAAGCTTGTATTAAATACGTAGAGTAATGGACTTGTAGCTTATAGCTACCAGAGATGCAAGTCAAGTGGTAAGGTAGCACCACGGCAAGATGCCTATGGTCTTGTCTGATAGGTTAACACATAGTGGAGGTACAAGATGGAAGAATTTGATGCACCGCAAGAACATGGTGTAAAACAATTACGCGAAACAGTTGAACGTAAAGACGAACAACTTAAGAAACTAGAAGCTGAACTGGCATCTTTTAAAGATAAAGAGCTAGATAATGTTTTTGGTAAGTTGGGATTACAAACAGACAAAGGTTTCGGTAAGGCATTAAAACAAGTGTACAATGGACCTGTTGATACAGAATCTATTGCACAGTTTGCTAAAGACGAATATGGTTTTGAAGCTAGTGGAACTGTCACAGAACAACCACAAACTGAAGACGTACCAGTAGCCCAAGATGATGCTCGTGCTAGAGTAGCTGCACTTGACGCAAATTCACGTTCAGATGTACCGTTAGACGTAATGAGTCAACTAGACCAAATAGTTGCTACAGGTGATACTAAGGCAAGTATTAGAGCTAGATTGGCATTACTCGACCAAGAAGAAAAAAAGTAACAGTTTAATACAAGATAATAACGGAGGTAAATTATGGGAGCTATTTCGCTTACCAATAATTCAATTTACGCACAGAAAATTAATAACTTTTCTGGCGAGCTATTCCGTGTCGGTGGTCAAAGAACACCTTTCTTATCTGCAACTGGAGGATTAAACGGAGGTAAGGTTTTACAATCTACATTCTGGCAAATCCAAGCAGCTGACAATGCAACTGTATCTTCTGAACCTACTAAAGGTCAAGAAGGTGCGCAACCTACAGAATATTTAGGTCGCGATAGAGTAGCATTCACAGGTGTAACGCAGGTATTCCATAAAGGTGTAAAGATGACTTACACAGCAATGGCATCATACGGAAACCAAAATCCATTCGACTTGTCTGCAAATATTGCAAACAGTTCTGATGGTGATGGAACACTTACAGCTGGAGATAAGCTAGCGCTTGCTGGTGGAAATCCAATTGTTGACGAATTTGCAGAGCAAATGTCTCTAGCAATGGAAAAAGTAGCAAGAGAAGTAGAGTGGTTTGCATTCAACGGTACATTTGCAGATGGTGCTAATACAACACCAGGTGCTGGTACAAGAGAAATGCGTGGACTTGCAGAATACTTAGCTCTTAACGCTAATGCTAATAACTCAGTAGCCGCTGGTGGTATCAATGGTAACATTTACTATAACGATACAGCTGGAGATGGCTCTGGAACAGACCAAAAACTACACTGGGATACAATCGCTGGTGCATTAAAGAGGCTTTATGATGCTTCTGCACCAATGCTTAATCCTGTTTTGTGTGTAAGCCCACAACAATTGTTAGACCTTAACAAAGAGCTAACAGTTGATGGTGCTATATCTGGTGCATTAACAGCTGCTGTTTTACCAAGAGATAGAAATATCGCTGGTATCGACATTGATACAGTTGTAACACCATTTGGTTCAATTGGTATGATGGTCATTGACCCTAATATCATTACTGCAAACAAAGCATTTATTGTAGACTTTGCATTCGTACAACCAGTATTTACCAACATCCCAGGATTTGGTACAGTATTCGTACGTGACATTGACCAAGATGATTACGCAAGAGTAGCAAAAGCAATCTACATGGAAATGGGATACGACTTCGGTCCTCCTTCATACCACTGTATGATTAATGATGTTGCTTAGATAGCAAAAAATTTAGTAGAAACTTTCGGGTTGTAGCAATACCTCTCGAAAGTTCTGCTATAGTTAGGAAAATATGAGTAATACATACGCAAAAACAGCAACAATAGCATCTGGTGAAACTGCAAGTGACGTTATAGATACTAAAGGTATGGCTTTAGCAGGAGTAAGATTTCCCGCAGCTTTTACAGGAGCTACTGTAACAATACAATATAGTTTAGATGGAACAGCTAATATGAATACAGTAAATAATGCTGCAGGTGCAGCAATAACATTCACAAAAGCCTTAAACGGTTGGTGTGCAGTTGACCCGTATACATTTGCATTAGTAAAAGGCGGATACATTAAAGTAGTTTCTGCTAGTTCTGAAGCTGCTGAAAGACAAATAGATTTAGTATTCGTTAGCGTCTAGGAGTTACTATGAGTTTAAACATAGGACACCTTATAGACAGGGTTTTTAGAGAGTATCTAGAACCTAACGATGACGTATCGTCTTTTACAGTTTTAAAAGATGGTATGACTGATTCTTCTACAGATACAATAATTGATTATGATAATACGTATCTAACATCTGAAGAAGAAGATGCATTAGGAACTGGTGCTTACATCGAAGTAGGAGAAGAACTAATGCTAGTTGCTTCATTAAATACTTCATCACAACAAATAACTGTTGTTAGAGCTGCACGTGGTACAACAATTTCTGCACATACTACAGGTGATTTATTAAAAATTAATCCTCCATTTACTCGTAAAGTAGTCTTTGATGCTATATCAGACCAAGTAGAAAACCTTTACCCTACCTTATTTGCTGTTGAAACAATAACTGCTACTGCAAGTACAGGTTATGTTATATTAGGTACACATGGTTCAGATGCAGATACATATAATTATTTAGTAAACCCTATAAAAGCTATATCACAGTACACAGATTTTGCAAGTAATTCAGATTCAACAGGTAGTATGTTTGCACCTGTATCTGTACAGTTAATACAATTACCTAATCCATTTGTTTATACAGATGATTCAGGTACTGAAAGAACTAAAACATATACTGATGGACCGTCAGTAGTTAATGCATTACAGTTTTATAGTATTGCTTCTGGTAATTCAGCATATGTTACTTTTAAAAAGAAATTTATTGCACCTGCTAATGAAGCAACAACATTAGCTTCTATAGGTTTAGAATCAGAATATGAACCAATAGTTATGGCAGGAGTAGCTGCACAAATAATGTCAGGTAGAGATATACCTATGGCAACACAAAATTATATAACTGAATCTTTACAAGCTGCTGTATATCCTGTAGGTTCATCAACAAGTATTAGAAATTCATTATTACAATATCAACAAATACTTATACAACAAGCTAGAAAAAACTTAAGAGCAAGGTATCCTGAATCCGTATCAATAAACGGCACACATAATCCAGGTATATAATGGTAAGAGTACCTCTTGCATCTGAGATAACAAATCCTAAAAGACACGGGTATAGTTTACAATTAGACGATTTACTTATGCGTACAGCTACAGGTCCTAATAGAGTTTTAAC